TAACTCAAGTGGTGCTACTTTCAGTTCAAGTGCAGCATATGGTGTTTCAGGCAATCCTATAACAGAAGTTGATAAATTAATCAACGTATTAGATGACAACGCTTTAGTTCGTGAAGATTTAGTTGTCTTTATGAGCTATGCTTATTTCAGGCTGTATGTTCAGGCTTTAACAAGAGCTAATTTCTTTACCAACTATATTGGTGGTACAGATGTAACAAGCAACATGAGTGCTATTCATCCAAATACAAATATTAAAGTATTACCTACATTAGGTTTAAATGGTTCAACTCAAGTAACTATCGCACCTGCTGAGTATATGATTTACGGCTTAGATTTGTTAAGCGATGAAACATTAAAGGCTTGGTATAGTGTTGATTTTGACGAAATTAGAATCCGTTCTAACTTCAACTTCGGAGCTACAGTTGCTACATTTGGTTCGACCAAATATATGGCTTGGAATGGTCAACCATAATAGAAAAAAAATTAAAAAAACATAAGGGGTGAAAGTCCCCTTTTATAAACTAAAAAAATTAAATTAAAAATTATGCCGTGTTTTATATCTTCGGGGGTTCAGCTTGGCTGTTCTGACGGAATTGGCGGAATTAAAAAAATCTATATAGTTGGTGGAGCAACGGGTGAGGTAACAGGTTACACTTACAGTGCTGATGGTTCTATAACAGGAGCTACTTCAGCATCGGGAACTACTCTATACGGATTTGAATTGAAGCGTAATACGTCGTCATTAGCTCAGAATGTGACTAAGAGCTTTGAAAATGGCACGATTTATTTTGAGCAGGTATTAACTGCAGTATTTTACAAATACGATCAAGATAAACGTAACCAATTAAAAATCTTATCACAAAATGATCAAATACAAATTATTGGTATTGACCAAAATGATGTACAATACTTATTAGGTCAAACTAATGGTATGTACTTATCAGGTGGTAGTGCAGGTACAGGGGTAAATTATGGCGACCGCAATGGCTTCGAATTTGTCTTTACGGGCCAGGAGCCTGTTCCAGCAAATGTGATCTCAGGTGCGTTGGCTACTGTGTTTGCAGATGCACAAATTGACGGATAGAATAATGTTTGGTCTAAAGACCACTTTCTATAATCTCCTAACAAAAAGAGGGTAGTGGTAAAATACTATCCTTTTTTTTATATAATACCAATTCAAAACGAAATTTCTTATATTTAATAATAGAAGATAGATTATGTTATATATTCAAAAGGGTCAAGAAAATACACTAGTTCTTAATATTAATAATAATAGTAGGGACACATTCACAGGTTATACACTTCAATTTACACATGTTATGAGTAAAGAAGTTAAAGTATATTCTGTTAGTACATCTAACCCAACACAATACGGACAAAATATTCGTTATTGTGAAATTGTTTTACCCCTAAATCAAGATGATTTAAATTATTTGGGTCAGTATGTTTTAAATATATATGGTACACCAAATAACCAATTAGTTTTTAATGGTATGGTTGTACTTGAAGGTACACAGGAAAGTCAACCATTTACACAATACATATCAAATAACGAAGTTAATGAGAACTTCATCTACATACAAGATTAATTATGAGTGAAATAAAAAAATCAGGGTTTCAGAAAGTTGAATTTAATAGAGCCACACTTCCCGTATTTTCGGAAGTAATTCAACGTGTTCCATGGGTGTATTACGGCACAGATAATTTGCTACCACAATACTTCATTGATTTATTTGACAATTGTGCTATTCACAAATCAGTGATAGTTTCAAAGGTAAATCAAATTTTAGGTGATGGAGTTGTTTCTTTAAACAATCCAATGGCATCTATTAATCTATTAAACCCAAGAGAGAACGTAACGGAGATAATGAAGAAGTGTGTATTGGATATGATGATATTCGGTGGGTTCTGTTTAAATGTTATATGGTCAAAAGACCGTAAAACAATTGCAGAGATTTACCACGTGGATTTTTCTCGTATTAGAAGTGGTAAGATTAATCTTGAAACAGATGAGATAGAGTGTTATTATTATTCTCCTGATTGGAGAAACCCAAAAAAATATATTCCTGAAGAAATAAAAAGTTTTAATCAGAACGAGAAAGACCCAAGTCAATTGTATTACTTTAAAACTTATATGCCAAGTATGAGCTACTATCCCGTACCCGATTGGAGTGCAGGCCAAAGGGCCATAGAGATTAACGTAGAGAGTTTGAACTTTCATATGAACAACCTTCGCAAAGGCATGAGCCCGAGCCTATGGATAAACTACACTAATGGTGTTCCTGGTGAAGAGGAACAAAGAATATTGGTAAGAGCATTGGAGTCACAATATGGTGGTACGGATAATGCAGGTCAAGCCATTATCTCCTTTAACGAAAGTAAAGAACAGTCACCTGAAATTATTCAAATTCCAAGAAACGATAGCGATTCATATTACCAAACATTAAACGATGATATTACAAGAACAATTTTATCTGCTCATCGTGTAAGTAGTGCAGAACTATTTGGTATTGCAACTGCAGGTAAGTTGGGTGGTGGAGATGAAATTACTCAACACAGTGAATATTTTAGAAAGATGGTTATTATGCCATATCAAAACGAAATTCTTCCTGTCTTCAATAAATTGGTTTCTCTTAAGTTTGGTCTTCCAACTACATTTGAAGTTAAACCATTATCATTATTCTTAACAGGAGATGTAAAAGAAAATCCAGTAGTGGATGATAAACCAGTAACAACAACACAAATATAACATGGGAGTTTTATTAATATCAGAAATTAAGTTAAAGAATTTCACAAATATAAACAAGAACTTGGATATGGATGTGTTAAAAGCGGAGGTCCAAGTGGCACAAGATATTGACTTACAAACCATCCTTGGTAGTAAGTTCTATTTTCATCTATTAGACCAAGTGTCCTCAACGGGTAATACGTTCAATTCTGAGGAACTTACACTAGTGAATGACTACATACAACCATATCTAATTCAAACGGCTTATTTCAACGCTATTCCTCATATATACGCACGTACGATGAACAATGGTATTACGTTAGGTACAATGGAAAATTCTAGTTCAGTAGATATTGAAACGATGAAGTACTTAAGGTCTTTACAAAAACAACGTGCAGACTTTTATTCACAACGTCTATTGGATTATTTATTAACAGGTAGAGGACAAAATCAATTCCCACAATACAACTCAGCAAGTACGATTGATGGCATGGTGCCTGATAGAGTACAAAAATATAATAACGGAATATTCCTTGGTCGTTCAACTCGTAAAGGTTGGAGTCCACAGGATATTAAGAATATGAATTTAAACCCGTACTCGGAACAAGCCACTGCTTGGTGGAATTGTCCTGACTGCTTCTAAAGTTATGAACGATTATATATATCAACTTATCGGAGCTATTGTAACAACCATCATTGGTTATGTTGTTGGTTTCCGTAAATCAAAAAATGAAATAGAGGGTGGACGACTTGAGAATATGGAAAAATCTTTAAAGGTATATCAAATAATAATTGATGACCTATCAAGAAAGGTTGAAGAATTAACCACACATATTGTACGATTAGAACAAACGATAGACAGTTTAAAAAGAGAGAATAACAAATTAAAAGGTAGTATATAATGAAGACGAAAGAAAGATTAGAATTTGAAAGAGAACAAAAACTACATCAATTAAGAAAGATTAGAGTTGAACTACAAAAGGAAATTGAACCACCGTTGGTACCATCCTTGGTAGTGGATGAAAGTTTTGTTGTACCTACACCGAACCCTGAAGAGGGTCAAGACGAGTACGTGAGTCGTTGTATGGGTGTCATTGGTGGTGAGGACAAACCACAGGACCAATTATTGGCCATCTGTATTTCCACCTACGAGAACAAATAAAAAACCCCTCGTAAAAACGAAGGGTTAAGATTAGGGAACGGTTATGAAAAACCTAATCTATATGTTTAGTGGATAGTTTATCTCTTAATTCTTTATATACTTTTAATTTTAATTTACTAATTAAATCTATTAGTTCTACCTTATCTTCTATATCTAACACATTACTTTTACATTCCATTTTGTAATACATTTCAAGGGCACATATTGTTATTTCTAATTCTTTTTTGGTCATATTATTTATTTAAGAATTTAAATTTAGCGTGTCTTTTTTTAGAGGGAGAAGACCATTCAGGATATTCATAACCATCTCTTCCATTATGGTCATCATCAACGGATTGACGTTCAATATAAAAACATTCATTATCCATTTGACCAATTCTATAAATGTAACCATTCAGTTCAATAGTAATATGACCATCACCATCCTCATCATCCTCGTATATGTCTTGATGTAGTATTTTCATATTAGCTATTGATTTTTTCAAGTAGATTTTCTATAACTTTTATTGTTGTAACTTCTTGAGTAACTTCATATCCATCAGGTATTTTATCAAGTTCTTGTTGTATAGCTGAATGTAAAGTTTTTAATGTGTAGTTGACTACAGCCAATTCGTCTTTTGTGAACTTTTCCATATTACTTATTTAATAAATGTTTTTTAATTATATCCATATCTTCATCCGAGACAATCATTTCTACACTTTCAACAATTGGTTTGGTAATAACACCAGTGATGGTTTCTTCTTTAACTTCTAATTTGTTTATCATTCGTTGAAATTCACCTTTAGTAAATTCACTATAAGGTATACGATTAACATTTTCCAAATGTGTTTCAATCATTGCTGTAATTATTTGTTTTTCCCATTTGGTTAAATATACCGATTTATTTTTTCTCATCTTATTTATTTTTGTTCTGTAATAATTTCTTTCATCCGTTGGTAATCAATTTCTGTATTAGGACTATCCAACTCTTTAGTCACCGTGTGATATTTTTTGACATGGTAAGGTGTGAGTGGTTTAGTGTGTTGTCTTAAGAACTGTGTTCGTTTATCAAGGTACTCAAAAAACTCCTCCTCGGTCAATTGTTTTAGTTCCTCGTCGGTTAATTTATTTTCCATATTAGTACTCTAAATATTTAAAGTCCCTTAATTTGTATTGAACGTCGTAGGTTACTTCCTCTATACCTTCGTACTCCTCACCGTCTGGTTGTCCCTGATTTTTTATCTCAATGGTAAAATCACCGATGGGTCCTTTGATGTGTATTTCTCGTCGTTGGTCAAGGTACCCAATAATTTCGTACTCATTACCAAATAGTCGGTGTATGTCGTTAATACCCTCTACCAAGTCGTGGTAGAATTGTTCGTTGGTGGACGGTAGTTCTATTTGAATTACTTGGTCCTGTAGTAGTCGTCTCATTTTGTATTGTTTAGAGTGTAAAGGTAAGGTATTTTTAATTACCAACCAAATTATTAAAAGAATTTTTTAGGACCATATTATAGTCATTCACCTTGGGTCCTTCCAATTGAACACCGTTCTTTAAGACCAGTGGTTGTTTGAATAGTTTAGTATAGGAGATGTGGTGGTGTGGTCGTCCATCAACATGTCGTCCTGTGGTTAGCTTGACGATGTCTGGCCAGTTGTTCTTCAGTTCGTCAAACTTTTTTTGGTACCCACTCACCGTTCCACCCTCGTAGATGGATGAGGTATTACCACCTACCATACTACCTGTGGTCTGTTTCCCTGATAGGAGTGAGTTGAAATTCACAGTACATAAGTCACCTGTGGATAAAACCCTTAAGGTCAAATCCGTGTCCTCATTATAGGTCCCTCTCCATCTCTCATCCAATCGTTGGTCCAACAGTTCTGTGTTGATTAAAATACAACTATAGGTTCTGGTGTTCAGAATGAACTGTTCCCGACTCACATCAATTGTGGGTACGAAGGAAGTATATTGACAACTAACCAACCCAAGGTTCTCATACCTATCACTAAAGTCCTCCATAATCCTGAAGAACACACCTGACTTAACCTTCTTCTGTAAGTTGTAGTTCCATCTGTAGAACCCTAATATATTGTCATCCAATATCCAATGTTTGGTATGACCCATCTGTTTTGAATGTTCCCATACAAAATTACGAACTGGAATCCCACCTTGACCACGTTCAGAAAAGTTCTCGGGTAGGACAATGATTTTATTTTTATCAATGGATGGATTGGAAACGTACTTATCGTACTCGTTAGGTTCAACACAGATATAAAAATCCATACCCATTTCTTCAAGTGAGTCAATGGTTAATGTTTTTTCCCATCTACCTTTAGTTATTACGTAGACAGGATATTTTGGGTCAACCTTATGTGTGTAGTAATATATGTGTTCGTCATACTCATTACCATCTAACATGTAATGGATGTAGGAATTTTTGGTTGGTTTTTTGTGGAAGGACTCAAAAAATATTTTACTATCCTCTTCTGTGTTTATCTCCACGTCAAAAATAAATCTATCCTTGGTGGACTCGGACCACTTAAACTCGGGTAGGTTGGTGTAGTGTTCGTTAGTTAGTGGATTGAATTTGAAGTAGTCCTCAATCAGATTGTACTTTAATACGTTGGTGTTCTTAAGGATTTGTTCCACCGTGTCTTTATGACTGGTGTGAACCTTCATCTTTTTTGATTTGAATTGATCATTCGCCATTTTAATTATTTTGTTTTATATTAATAAATATAAAGAAAAAAATGAAAAGCAAGAAATAATTGAAGTATTTTTTTTTAAAAAAAAGAGGGGGTTGTGTATAACAATAAAACAATACTACAAATGGCGATAAGTAATAATATCTGACCCCCTCTCTAATATTAAATATACCATAAATAGAAAAAGATGTAAAGGGTATTGGAAACACCGTCCTCACCTCTACATCTTACATCAATATACAAACAAAACAAAACTAAATTTCTATTCCATCAAGGTCGTTGGTTAATCTGTCTCCCATTAATTTATTGAATTTTTTTAATCGTTCTGTTATTTTTGGTGTTAAACCTTCATAACAAAAGTCGGTCATTAGTTCCACGTAGATTGTAAACTCATACGGGTCTAATGATTGTAGGTAACCCATCTTGGATAGGTACTCTCTACAGTGTTGTGTTTGATTTTGACGGATAATACTCCTGTCCTTGTTGTACGTTTCGTTTGCCATTTGTAATTGTTTTTGTTGATATTAAAATATAAGAAATATTATTGGTAATAAAAAATAATTAGAAAGATTTTATCTTTTGGTGTTTTTTCCCTATACTTATAATAGTCCCCTCTTACAGAAATGAAGGACATTAAAAACATTGATAGGGTTATTGGAACGAAAAACGAGGTAAGAGGCGTTGAGTAGAACCTTTAACCCTTATTTTATTATTATGGCAAAGAGATTTACCGACAGTTCCAAATGGAACGACAACTGGTTTAGTAATTTAACCAACGAACAAAAATTAACTTGGATATATATACTAGACACATGTGACCATTCTGGTATTTGGGAAAAAAATCTAAAAGTACTTAACTTCCATATTGGAAGTACTTTCGTTGAGGGTGAATTACAAAAAATATTTTCAGGTAAATTTATTGAAATTAATGATAAATGGTTTATTCCAAAATTTATTAAGTTCCAGTACGGTGATAAGTTCTTAACGTCAACCAACAATGCTATTGTTTCTGCAAGGAAATTATTAATTGAGGTAGGTTTTTTAATTGAAAATACCAACGGTTCATTAACCCTTACCCAAGGGTTAGACAACCCTCAACTAACCCTTACCCAACCCTCACCTAACCCACAGGAAGGTCTTAAAGAACAAGAAGAAGAACAAGAACAAGATAAATTTCAATTAAAAGAAATGGAAAGAGAACAATTAGAAGAACAAGATAAAGTAAAATTAAAAGGTGAATTAGGAATTAAATTAAAATCAATATTTAAAACAATACCTAATATTATTAGACTGGTTGATGTTAATGATTTAGATAAGGTAGAACGAATGGATAAATATTTATTCAATCTACATTACTCAACGATAGTTGAATATCAATCTATCAAAATAAATTAACTCAATTATTTCTTGCTTTTGAGTTTTTTCTCTATATTTATAATAAATAAAATAACCAACATGAAACCAAAATGGAGGGAAGATAGTTTAACTTTAAAAAGTTTTTACAAACTATCTCAACAAGAAAAAGAGGAATATCTATTCCTATTACAAGGACTACATCCTGGTGAACGAGGGGATGTTGATGAACACATAATTCATTTTCATTCTAAACAAATTAATAAACCAAAAGAGTTTTTAAACATAGAAGAAACATTATGATAGTACCAATACAAATACCTGGTTACGAACACTATTCTATCTCAACCGAAGGAACTGTGTACTCAACTAGTAATACTACTAGAACTAAACTACTACCTAAATTAAAGATTAGAAAATCACATCCCAACAAGAACACTGGTTACCTCCAAGTATTATTACAGAATGGGAAGTTGAAGTTGAAACCAAAATTGTTTTACGTTCACAGACTAGTAGCTCTTCATTTTGTTCCTAATCCAAATAATCATACGGAAGTAAATCATTTCAATTTTAATAGAAGTGATAATCGTGTGGAGAATTTGGAATGGGTAACCACAAGAGAGAATGTTATTTATTCAGTACCCAACAGGAATAACATTGTTAAACTAATATCAAACGATAAAGAACTGTTGGAGAAAGGACTCAATAGTTATAGAAAAATACAATGTACCCCAAGGGTAAGTAAGATATGGAATTGTTGTGACGGTACAACATTGAAGATATTAAGGTCACATGGATTGAAAATAAAGTGGGAACACAAGAAACCTTTAGAGTTGGTTTAATGTTATTTATATTTTAAAAATAGTATTTATGATTTGTAGGATTTGTAATAAGGATAGGAAAGATAATTTGTTTAGAAATTTTACCAATAAAAAATCAGGTAGAACTTATCAACGAAAGGAATGTAATTATTGTTTATCCAAGTTATGTAGTGAAAGGAGATTAAAAAAAAAATTGAAACTAACATCAAACCAGTAATACTTAACCCAAGAGTATGTACAAGATGTAATGAAACCAAAAATAGTATGACAGATTTTTACGTTAATAGGTTCCAATGTATAACATGTGTTCGTGAATATGAGAACAAATCAAGAAGAAAGAAAGACGAAGAACGTAGGATAAGGAACTGTGGTTCCGAGAGAGTACCACAAACTCCTGGTATATATTCAGATGAACTTCAAGAGGGACAGGTTTCAGAATTTCTAACTCTCTTGGGTTGGGTATTAAATGACAATGGTGTGTGGTCCAAGGATGGATTTAAGGATAAAGATAAGGTATGGGAAATACCTATCAAGAAATTTAAACGTCCTGTAGGAAATTATAAAGGAAGTGAGAGGTCACCAGTGTATTTAAAGAGAGATGAACTAATTAAATTACGTGAGTCTGGAATGACATTTCAGAAGATAGGTGATATTTATCAAATAAGTCCTGCAACCGTATTAAGAATAATACGAGA